CCTTTTTTACCGGCTTTACCTTTGATTTTCTTTCCTTTTTTCTTTTTCTTCTTCTTTATCTCATCTGCGTATTCGTTAGAGGCCATATGTATATTCCACTCGTTAATTGGTGGAACTGAACATAGTAAACATCTTGAATAGACTGATGATGAAAGAATTAAAAGAACAAGGATGTATTTAATCGATTTCATTATCATCTCCTTTATGTTATTGTTAACAATTATAAATATAAGGTCACCCACTCTTTGGATGTCTTCTTACTATATACTCTTCACTACGTAACTTGGATAGTGTGGTCGGTATATAACGAACCGAAATCGTCTCCCAATGATGATGTTCCATGCAGTATAGGGCATAATCATTTCCTAGCTCTAATGGATTACTACTCCTATATATATGTATCTCACCGCTCTTATCTATTATCGGGATGGTCTTTCGTTCCGTTTGTTTCGGACTATGGGTGCACGCTCCTAACATTAGTAAAATAAATAATAGTCTCATCTTATTTCTCGGTTGATGAACCATTCGTGCTCTATGTGGTCTAATTCTATTTCCAATACCAAGTGTGACCGAAACAACGCTTCCTCGATTTCGCTCCATTTCGGTAATCTCTCTATGTATGTGGTTAACGACATTATGTTCTCCGTTGCGGGTAGTCGTCGTATCGTGGGAATCGATTGGGAGTTTCGGGCTTCAAACCTTCGGAATCCGTAGGATTTCGGAGGGTTCCAATATATCTAACTAACGAAGAGACGAGTACCTCTTGTTAAAAAAATTTTCTCAAACCCTCTGTATTGCGTTTTTTTTCCTATGTGGTGATTGAGTCCCAAATATTTTTCAAGACCAATGATATAAAACCTACCCCAATCGGTAGTCTCCATTTTTTACTATCTTCACGGAACTGTGAGTTCTGTTTTGTTTCTGCCCACAATCCCTCATGAGGGTTAAATAAGTTTTCCTTTATAAAGCTCAACGACTCATCCGTCTGTCGGTGAGCGGCGTCTATCTCTCTTCTGAGTTCCGCCAAATCTTCTTTCATTCCGTCCATCTTAAGGTGGACTATTTCGAATTCTTTTCTATCTTGACTGTTCATTACACACTATCCGCAGCAACAACCACAGTCCCTACATTCATTACAAATACATTTTTCACATCCACACATTGTGTTTCCCCTAGTACGTTTAGATATAAATAGTTACTCATCGTCGTTTTCTTCCCACACTTCTTGTAATTTCTTACGAATTTGATTGGTATTCTTTGGTGTGTTTAACATCCTACCTGTTGGCTTCATTATAAAGAAACAATTGTAGCACAACAGCTGAAGATTATCCAAACTATGATTAGTGCCATCACCATCTAGAAAATTAATTATGTAGGGCCCTCTCATATCTGTCTCTCTATAATCATCATAACCACAGTTACCACACTCTTGAGCCATAAATCCGTCACGCACTAATCTTTCTTGTAGTTTCCAATGCGGGTAGTTAGGATGTTTGCCCTCGAATAAATCCTGTATCTTTACTCCCCAACCTGTATTACCTTTAGTGGTAACACCAACACCGGCCTGATTCTTATTCTGTTCGAATAAATCATACATCTTAGCGTATTTCTTGAACGTATTATAAGCCACACCCAAATGTTTTGCAGCAGCTCTGATGGATAGTGTGGACTCTATCGCCCATTTGATTCTACTCTTTGGAATCGGTTTAGACCGAAAGGGATTCTTTTTCTTTGGTCGGTTCTCGTGGTTATGTAAATCGGTTAAATCAGACATCGGTTTTCTTCTCTATGTTGAACGCTATATCACCGAGTTTTTCCTTCTCATTGATTAGTAACGGACTATCTTGATGTATTTCAATGACACTACCACTATCAAGGTTACTGCCGGTGGTCTCATAGTCTAACTTGACACTAATAGCTTCCTCGGTTATCTCGGCCATTAAATCCTCTAACTCACTAATTCTTTCCATTAAAAATACCTCATATATTTTTTTCTTGACTGAAACTTTTTAACCATCTTCTTATATTCTAGATGCTCTTTTCTGTTATACTCCTTGATACGAGTTCTGATAGGTGTGTATGTAACTTTCTTTTTCTTTTTAAATAACCCTTTTACCCAAGATAAAAGGCTCATCGTAGTTACTCCTAGGGTTTATCTAAATCTAGATATGTTTCTTCCTCTTTCCACCACTCACTAGACGGTTTTCTAAGAGCAGCTTCCTTTCTCAAATCATATTCCTTTTTAGTTTCTATTTTCCAAACTTGATAAAATTTATCTTTATCCTCAAAAACTTTTCTCTTCATAAAATAATGCTCAGCACCGCCTGGTGTGACTGAGTCTATTTTATCCACTATGTTATCATAATTATCAACCAAATAATATTTCATCTGAATCTCCTATATATTTAATCCAATACTATACCAAACGAGTCCGAACCTCCGAACCAATAAGCCGTTAGAGTAAGTGTATCACCCACCATATTTCTCGTAGGTGCTAACATATTATTAATCTGACCGTATGAGTTACTGTAACTAATCCTATTTGAGGTGGGAACTTCTAAACCGGTAAAACCTATGACATAAGTCGTATCATAGGATACTTTGACCCATTCATCCGTGAAACCAAAGTGAACAACATAACTGCTATTGTCACCAAGATACCAATATAGGTCTGAGTCCCATTCGACCCAAAACCCCTCAACCATATTATTCATGCCATCTTTAACAACACCCGATACCCTATGTAGGGTTTGCCACTCAGTTCTATCTATGGTAAGATGATAATAGCCATTGTAATCCAATGGTAGATTCATTTGAAAATCAATCGTATAGGTTTCAGACAAATCTGGTACTAATTTGACACAACCTATGAATAGATTAAATCCTAGTAGGCTTATTACTCCAAAGTTTACCAGTTTTCTTATTACGTTTATTGTTATCATTCTTTTCTTTTACTTTCTTTTTTTTCTTAGTTTTACTACGTGACCTCTCCAACGCCGTTATTTCTTCGAGTTCATCATAATCTTCCCAATCTCTAATCTTCATAAACTACCCCAATATCACATTAAAAGTTACAATTAAAAATTATAAAAGTCAAGCTTTTTTTATTCTTAATTTTTCCAAGTTATCTAAAAATTCTGTAATGGTATGTGGTTTTTTGTAATCATCTATGATACGGATTTCTTCCAATAACTCTGGCTTTTCGTTTATTATCTTATGTAATAAATTAAATCCTTGTGATGGGTAAAATACTCCGAAACTCTCTTCTCCCAAAACATTTGTATCGAAAATTACATCCTTTTCAGTATCACCTTTTAATAATAAATAGTAGGTCATTTTAGTAAACTCAGTATTTTTTCTTTGAAAATAGTCACACCATTACCAACATTCTCTTGCCAGTCATCTGGTGCTTCATCATCGGCTCCATCCGTGATGTACTTAAACGATATAAATGGAACATCGTAGTGATAACAAACTTTGGATAAAGCATAAGCCTCCATGTCCAAAACGTCCCCAATCGTGCCCTCTGTTACAAAAGAATCACCACTACCACATAATGCGTTATTTTGAATTGGATTGAAGTCACTTTTGGATTCAATTATAATTGGAACTTCCTCATCGAATGGGGTCTGTCCCATTTTAAACCCAAGACTACCGATATTCATATCACGTTGAATGAATTTGGTGCAATCAACTAAATCACCTTTTTGATATAAATCTGATTGGGAGCCAGCCGTACCATAATTTATAACTAAACTATAGGGGACGAAGCTACCATATTTACCAAATTTTTGAGTCAATTTAAGTGTTGCGTTTACCTTACCGACGCCGGTATATAGCACATCATAATTATCCAACTCTCCTTGTGTTTCCATCTCTAGAGCACATACGATTAAAATAGGTTTGTTTCTTAACGGTTCACCGTAACTACTCATATTCGACCACGCTTCTAACCGTTAAATCAAAATTATCAATCCTAGGTACGTATCTCAAGTTAATCAAAACAATATTACCAACCACATTATAACCGGCCTTTTCAACCAATTTGTTAACAGTTTGTATTGTCCCACCCGTGGCTAAAACATCGTCAACAATTACAACTTCACCACTACCCTCTTTTAACTCTAGGACATCTTTACTATATTCTGTATCATATCCAAGAGTTCTTGTAGGTGGTGGTAATTTACCCTCTTTCCTACACATTACAACTCCACCACCATAATATATGGATAATGCGGATGCAAATATAAATCCACGAGCATCTATACCAACCCAATAATCTGGTATTCTAACCCTACTTCCCATATCTCTTATCGTGCTTTTGAACACTTCTTCGTTTGCTAACAGCGGTGATATATCTTTGAAACTAACACCATCTATTGGGAAATTATTAACCTCTGTTATGTAATCTTTATACGACATTTATCAACTCCTTCTCATATGTTTCTAGTGAGTTTATATGAAACTTAAATATCTCTAACTCCATAACACCAAGTTCACCGCTTTCTTGAAGTATCTCTGATAAGTTTACTAATATTTGAAAGTTATCCGCGTTAAGTTTATTACAATCAAACTCTACAACCACCGCGTCTTTGTCTGTAATTTTACTATTACCATACATCCATGTTCTTTCATCCAAATCGAATTGTGTGTTTGACTGTTCTTCTAATTTATATTGATGAACATATTTTCCTATCGCACCAGAATCTAAAAATATCTTATCACACCAAGGTTCTAACTCTCTTAGTAGATTTAAATTACAATTGTAGGCCTTAAAATACACTCTATATTTGGGTGGAATTATTGGTTTCAGATACTCGTCATGTTTTACCATGTGTCCCCACTTACGAATAAAGTTACGAGTTGACCTAAGATTCTGAGCCAACCACTCCGATGATTCTCTTCCCTTCATAAAGACTTGACCTGCTGGATTTCTCATAGCACCATCCTTAAATCTACTACCACGACAAGTCATATGATAAACGAATCCCTTCCATGTTTGAATAAACTCATAACCAGCTAGTTGGAACCTATTGAAGATATCAGAATCTTCTTTGGATTGTGGAGCGTATAAAGGGTCATGTCCACCAATAGCTTGAAAATCTTTTTTATATATAGCCCAAGGTGCGAATACACCATTAGTTGTTTTATCGTCCTTTTTTCTAATCTCGTTCAGAAAAGCCATTAGTCCTAGTTCATCAAACTCCTCTGGTTCTATACCAAAGTCTTTCAATATCTTTTCTGGCCCATCAGGATGTAGTGGTGGTTCTATTCTAGTAGCCGATACAACCTTACCAGGTTCCAAATGTTTCAGAACTTCTTCGTCCATATTAGGACAGGCATACATATCAGCATGATATATCATAACAATATCATTTGTGGCCATCTCGACGAGCTTATCATACAGTATGGTGTGACCCAACCTATCAGGTCCATCGTTTCTCATTATCTGAACGTTCTTATCCTTTTTCATTATCTTATTCATCCAATCCCAAGTTCCATCATCAGAGAAATCATCAGCCCAACATATTTCATGTCTATACCCTAAGTTTTTTCTGATGCTATTGTATGACCACTTAAGGTACTTTAGGTTGTTTCTACTTGGTTGTATAAAACTAATTGTCTTCAATTCTATCCTCTAATCTTGATTCTGTTAAAAATAACTTCCTGCCATCTTTACATCTAATATAGGCGTTTGGATAAGGGTCTTGTAAGGCTCTGATTTTATCATATAACTGTTTGGATGTACAATTCTTGAAATCATCCAAACGAATTTCACTCATACTTGGTTTTCTTCTTTTATAATACGTGGCCTCGTTTTCATCTTGTTTCACTTGTTTGAAACCCTCATCCATAATTTTAATCACACCGTCACCACCAATATCGATTATTCTATTGTAAATATCATTCAAATTTCCCTTAAGTGAAAATTTTTTCTGATATAAAATGTCACCCGTATCTAAACCATCATCCATTAAAAATAGAGTAACCGCACTATCTCTTTCTCCATTTATTATTTGATGTTGTATTGGAGAACCACCTCTATACTTCGGTAAAGCGGACGGATGAAGACAGATACATTTATAATCATTAACTATACTTTTATCAACAATCCAGCTCCAACCTATGAAAAAAATAAATTTTGGTTCATACTCTTCAATCATCTTATTCAATAATTCTTTATCGTCCACATAAACACAGAAGTAATCTATAATGGTGTTTTCAACCTCAAGAAATAATTTATAAGACCAATCCCTATATCCACAGAATAAAATATTATCCATCGACCCACCTTAATATTTCAAAAGCCTCGGCATACTCATGGTTACTTTGCCCACCCCTTATTTTTGAATTAGCTCGTATATGTTCTGAACTTCTAAAACTTCTAACCTGAGACTTCATTGTCTCGTAAACTTTAATTTTTTTATCAATATCGATTCCAACGAAATAATTAGCCTGAAAGTCCCTATCCGTAGTATTCCAAAAATAAACTTGTGGTTGTTCGTATAAAAAAACTTTAGGTACAAAATAATTCGTATCATGTGGTCTAAGAGCAATCATTGAGGCATTATAAACTGATTTGTGGTCTTGATTATAGGACGGATGACAAACATAGACTTCTTTTGGTTTGATAGTGTTTATGGCATTTTCAAGTTGACCTATGAGTTTAAATTCATCATATCTGTTAACTAAATTATTAAGAACATCAAACGAGTGACCGGTGATGCTCTGTACATCATTAATCTCTTTTAATCTGTCCCCCATCGTAGGTCGGTCTTCCAAACCTGTCTCATCTAAACCACAGTATACGACATGGCAAGATTTGTCTAAAATTCCACCACAACCTAAAACATCGTCGTCAACATGAGGAGCTATTATCAAACGTTTCAAAATACTTCCTTTATTTTATTCATAAGAGATTTATAATCATTATATCCCCTCTCCTTAATGACGGTTTCAGGATCGATAACAGGATATATTTCTGCACCACCTAATCGTTTTGTATAACTGTCACCATCAAAATAACCTGGTCTGAGTTCGTTACTTGTCGTGACATAGGTAACTTGTTTTCCACCAAATAAACTACAAAAAATACTATTACCACCAGCTATGGAAATGAAATTATCAACGTTGGAAAACACTCTAAGTTGTACCTCATTGTAAGTGTATTGATTATTTTTTTTTACGATATCGTCCAATAATAAAACGTTATCATAATATTCAGTCAATTGAAAGTCATTAATCAAACCTTGACCGTCGACTTCGGATGTTATTGTGTAGTTGTTTAATAAAGCTTTATATTCGTTCTCGTCAATTACAAACTCATCCATCTGTGGTCTTTTGTATATAATGGTATATCCCTTTTCTGATAGATAATTAAACATATCGTATAAAGTTTTTACATCAAAAAAAGCCAAAGGTGGTTGACCATGATCCATCGATATTTTATTCGATATTATTATTGTTTTATCACCAAAATTAAAATCCTTATCTCGATATTTTTCTTTTATTGGTGGTGATATCCATTTCGAATAATCTAACACTCCGTTTACTTTTTCTTTTTCTTTATCCGTTAGTTCACCATAAGTTTTACCTTCAAAAAAGACATGCGTATTATGATGTATCCAACAGTTGGGAAGATTCTGCACACCGTTGGTTGAATTGTTTACTAATCTAACATCGTATCGTTCCTCAACGTCCTCACAGAAGTAATAAAAAGGTTTCATTCCTTTACATGTTATTACCTTTTCTAACTCACCTTGTTTATGTAACCAATAGGCGTAAGGGATTGAACAGGCTATTTCATAACCGAATTCTGGTTTAACATCAATTATCATAAAAAACCTTCAATTCTTTTAGTTGCTGTCTTATAGGTTTAGTTTTTATTTGACCGTTAAGACATTTATTAGCTTGAACCTCATCACTTTTATTTATGATGATATCTTTTTCATAAACTTCTTTGATTATATTTAACAGTTCGTATTTTGAAATACAGTCCGTTGAGATAACCGTACGTTTTGCATATTTGTCCCAATCCACCATTAGGGAACAGGCTTGTTTAATCCACTCCAACGTGGTATTACCGTTCCAATAATGTTCAGACCATCCAAATACCTCACCCTCACTACTTAAAAACCAATCCAATAAACTGAAATTAGTTTCGAGTTCGTGTCCTATGATAGATGTTACTATTTGTTTTGTATTCCTACCATGTAGAGATAAGTGTCTTCCGGCTTTGAATTTTGACTTTCCATAGTCATCACTATCCATTTCACAATCTGTTGCAGGATGTATTATCCTACAATCAACGTTTTCATCCAACCAAATCGGTAGTTCATAGTTAATCTCAAATTTATCAGTCCTTTGAGGTATTGCCCCTATACAATTGATGATAAAATCACCATCGAAGTTTTTAACAGAAGTTTTAAAGGTATCGGTTGGCCATCTATATTTTGTGGTCACAAAAGATATATCTTCGGATTGCCGTAAATAATTACAAACAACATTACCTAACATTCCTGTATGACCTAAAACTAAGACTTTCATTTGATTACTCCCTTTTCAATCAAAAAGTTTTTCAGTTCTTGAACGTCATCAATCACGGTAGAATCGGATGCAAAAGACCAAGCGTTATTATTAATAATGTCATCAGTAATCATATAGTATTTATCGAACTCAACAGACCTCATTGACTCTTCAAGACTAACCATTTCTTCATGTAATTTTTCGCCAGGTCTTATACCAACAAAATCAAATTTAACATCTTCGTGACCGTAATCTTTAGCGAGAACTTTTGCCAAATCCGTTATGTACATCGATTTTAGTTTTGGTACGACTATACATCCGTGAGATTTTTGATTATTATATGCCCAATCTATTAACTCCACAGATTCTTTCAAAGTTATGGTGAATCTAGTCATCCGCTCATCTGTGATTGGTAGAGAATCAACACCTTTTTCTAATAACTTCTTGAAATATGGTATAACGGAGCCAGTAGATTCTAAAACATTACCATATCTACACAACACAACTTTTACATCTGTTTGTTTATTGGCGTAATCTATGTAGAGTCTCTCTGAAATAGCTTTACACATACCGTAAACATTAATTGGTTTACAGGCTTTATCGGTTGAGATAAAAATTAACGTCTCTACTTTATGATTACTTAATTGTATACAATTGATTAAGTTTTTATGACCGATAATATTCGTTTTTACACTCTCGTATGGATTTTCCTCACATATGGGAACATGTTTTAATGCCGCTGTGTTTATCACTACATCAGGCTTATATTCATTTATGGCTTGTAATAAACTATCTTTATCCTTAACATCACCGATTTGATAGGATAACTCTGTAAATGTATTTTTCAATTTGACTTGTTTATGTTCATCTCTTGAAAAAACAATTATTTCGTTGTTTTTGTAATAACGTTTTATTAGAGTCTTACCTAAAGCACCAGTTCCACCAAGTATTAATATTTTTTTATTTTTCATTTAAACTCTCAAATATTTTTGTGATATAGGGTACAAAGTTTTTCTCATTATACAACGACCTCTCATAACACTCTCTTGATGTCTTACTACACATGGAATAAAATTCTTCATCATCTCTTAACTCTCTGGCATATTCTTTAGCTTGTTCCATATCACCATCAGCTACAGTTAGATATGGATGTAGCTCTTCTTGTGTGTCCAAACCTACATAACCAATACAAGGTATACCATGAAATGCACAATTCAAAGTAAACGTACCAGCGGCGTGTGTGGGCATTAGATGCACACCATACTTAAACTGACTCAGGTTATTTATCCATTCTACCCAAGTCATGTATGGAAAATGATTTATGTCTAGCTCATCCTCTCTATCAATCTTTCTACCCATCGATGGTGCTGATATTGGAACTTCAAACTCTTGTGCAACCATGTAAGAATCAAACCCACCATACCATCTAACCATATTACCACCTATAATAGTTTTCTCTTCTTTGTATGCATTTGGACTTGGTAAATCACCATAATTATCCATTAGTATTTCTGACCTTGATGTGATACCTAATCTCTCAGTTAACATCAATGTCGGCATTTTATGTACAGGTTTATTTACTAATCCTTTATAATAGCTAACATCTTTCAGATTATGGGCAAATAACATATCAAACTCCGTAAGAGAGTTAAACCACCAAATCTGTTGTTCCATGGTGTAATCTTGAAACAACCAATGTGGGCCCTCTTGCATTGAAATAGTTTTCTTACATAACTTCTTTAAATCTCCAACTAAATCAAACTTTAGTAAATGTTCTGTATTAGTTTTTGGTAATGTAATTATACCAAAGTCAAAATAACCTTCACCAAAATGTTGTAGAACTTGTGGTATGTTAAAGATTGGATAATGTTCAGCACCCAAAATATACATCGTTGAAACATCATTTCTCATGTTGGGATTATCTAATCCGACTTTACCTTGCCATCCACCCTCGGTAAACCAAGCTATCTTATAATCTCTCAACCCCAAACTAAATCCTTCATTTCTTGCTGTGTCATTTTTTTAGCACTGGCCGAATTATAAGGTCGGTCTAATTTATTGTCTTTATGGTTTTTATCTGTACGGATATGAATATCGTCACCATAAATAAAGGTATGAGCTATTTCTCTCTCGGAAATTAAATCTTCATCTGTTTTCTCACCTGGTCTTTTACCAACTATTTCTATATCATCAGAAATAACTTTAGCTAAATCAAACATATTCACACATTTCATCTTATAGGACTTTATAAAACCACCACCATTTTCTCTGGTAAAATCAATAGTTCTGTTAATTAGATTAGCGGCTTCGTCTTGTGTGAAAATTAATCTGTTCATATTTGGGTCTGTAAGTTTAAGTGATTTACCATCTTTTTTTAATTTTAACCAAAAAGGTAATACCGAACCCGCACTATGAGCCACATTTGCGAATCTAGTTAAAGCAAATCTATTTCCATCCGTGTTCGTATTCAAGAACACTCTCTCCATAAGATACTTTGATGCTCCATAGACACTCTCAGCCATACAAGCTTTATCGGTACTAACACCAATGGTGATAGGGACATCATTTATAATACTAGCCTCAGCGACATTCAAACTACCAATAACATTTACATTACAACCAGCTATAGGGTTGGTCTCCATTAAATCAATATGTTTCATTGCGGCTGCATGAATCACGACATCTGGTTTAACCTCTTTGAAAACTCTGAGTAATAAACCATTATCCTCAATGTTACCGACATAACATTTTACATGTGGATATAGTCGTTGGAGATTGGTGATGTTCTCTTCGTTTCTACTAATACTAATATATTCGTTATCATTTTGTTTGATGATGGCCTGACCTACTGTGCCTGTTCCACCCGTGATTAGAACTTTCATTATAACTCTTTTAGTGTTTTAAAACTAATATCATATTCTGATAATAAATATTCAATTACATTTCTAAAATTCAAATAATTTTCCTTAGTCCAACAGTTATCATTCCAATCACCGGCGATGTGAGATTGAAACATAAAAGTGTTATCATTCCATATGTTGATGGAATCGGTTTCATTGATACCGTCATGACCAAATAACATTTTACTAGTCCAATTCAATCCTCTATTGTGTTCTGTGTGAAGAGCGACATAATCAAATTTATCGTCAACTGAATCTTTGATGAGTGGATTGATTAACCAACCAGGATTTCTCCAACCGACTGGTTTATGGCCAACCTTATCCCACTCCTCAAGACATAGTTCGATGGTTTTTTCAGCTTTATCAACTGAATTAATTTCAAAAAACTCACACTCCCCAAATCTATCACTATCATCACACATATGATAATAACCATGAGAAGCCAATTCAACCCAATCCTTATCCAACCAAAAATCAACCCATTCTTTATGCTCAGACAAAGGATATTTTTTATGATAGAAAGATGGTATGAATAAGGTGAACTTACAACCAAACTCATCATTAAGTTTCTGTAAATATTCTACAGACTCATCACCCTCACACCCCCATCCTTTTTCAGGATGTAAATCGTCTATTGATATTGTTACTTCCACACGTCATCCCATGTAAAGGCTTTATAATTAGGATTAAGCGAATTGTAACAATTTTTCTCACTCATTTCATTCGCTCTAACATACCAATCATTACTTCTACGTTTCTCATTCATTGTACCATCAAGTCTTTCATCCTTTACATACATACGTTTTTTTGGGTGATTTCTGTTATGAACTAATAAAATATTTTTAATTATATACTGAGGAATTAGACCCAATAGTTTTTGTAACACAATCATGAACGATGTATCCTCATGAACGAAAAAAACAGAACGAGGGATATTAACACCTGCCTTGATAACCTCTGATGATATTACTAACCCACAACCATTGAATTTATGTTGGTTCAAAACTCGGATATCTAAGTCTTCAACCTTATCGTTAAAAGAGTTCATCTCATCAATATTCATTGAGTAACGTAAGCTCCACCAATGTTCATCTGGTTTAAAATCATCAGGTGAATCATAAAATGGTTTATCTGTAAACTCAGGATGTTCTAAAACCTTCCAACTATCATCCCACATTTTACAGGTTGAAAAAAAACTGACATATTTCGGAGTTTGACGTTTGACCTGACTATGTAGGTTATCAAGTATCTGAAATGTTTGTCTTGGTATTAATGAATCACTCTCACCCCACATCAGAACATCAACTAAATCACAATATTTATTATTAAAATCTCTACGATAGTCAGCGATTGTATATAAATCATAATCATTTATAAATGAAAATATATTATATTCACATCCAACCAAACTATTAATTTCCTCATCATAACCAAAAATATCTTTTAATAACTTATTATACTTATACTTCACATCACTAATTGTAATCTGATTTTCATCAATTTTTTCTAATACTTGACTACAATTAAAATACAAATCAACCACAATGTTTTTCTTATTATCTATTGCATCTAGAGCGTTTTTTACACTCTGTAAATATTCCTCCACCATCTCTATCTCATACCATTGAACTATACAACCGATTGCGAACTTATTTTTCAACTTGACCATTTAATCTCCAATCATTTTGATTAATTCATTAGAAGCATCGACACAGGTATCTATCTTACCTGAAAATAATGTAAATATATTATCTCCATGTTTTTCAACCAAAGTAGGTCTGGCGTCATCGTGCTCCCTATCTTTTAAAACTGCTCTAATTGTAAACATAGAACCTATGTGTTCTAAATTAGAAAAATCCTCAAAAAATCTTTCACCAGTCTCAATAAATTTATCGATATTAGTTAAATCGGGTTGATAAATTATACCTTTGTTAATGTAATCCGATAACTTGTTATTCTTAATTATTGGTGCTGTTCCTATATTTGTTTCATGTATGGCGTGAACCACATTACCTAGAACGTGATAATCAGTAGTCCCATAGGGGTCGAGACACATGAAAGGGCCATCCATTACAACGATGCTTTTATTTTTATATCTATCTGATAATTTTACGACAGGTTTTTCACAGACCTCAAATTGATAATTTATTTTTTTGTTTAAATACTGATTTATATTAGAATAAGTTGCAAAAACAATTACATCGTATGAGTTGAAATTCTTTTTATCTGACTCATGATTTATTTTTATGTTTACATTATTTGCAAATAGTTTTTTCTTCACAGAATGTCGTAATACTCGGGAATCGAATAACTCCTCTTCAACTTTGACAGTCAAATCAGTATTCTTAAGTGAATCGACAATTTTATAATTTAGTCTATGTTCATCTAAAAACTCTAAATATTCGTCTGAGCTAATCAAGGAGCCCTCAGATGCAATACAATAATAATGTTCAATACCACCATTCAGAACAGACTGTTCATATTTACGTTTAAATGTTTTTAATCCCTTATTACACTCAAGTGCTGTATCAGAACTTCTTGGATAATGATAACCCTTATGTAATCTGTATTGATTTATATTTGAGGCACACATCATAATGTCACTCTGTTTTTCGTGAATCTCCACATCATATCCGTTATTCGCCAAAGATACTGCGGCAGTGCTACCAAAAATACCCCCACCAACGACCAGAGCTTTTGGATACATAACTTTCCTAACCTCTTCTGATAAATAAGTTGCGTTCATGGTAACATCTTTATTGAAACTTTTAGTGGTATAATCTTCAAAAACAGATATCAACATTTTTTTCAATGGATTATCGTTTATATTGGATACCTCAACATCATCAATGCTATGAAAAGTCTTTTCACTTGGTGTATAATCGAAATTTCCAATCTCCCCACCGTTTAGTTTTATAGTAAAAGAGTAATCATTAGTTTTAATTATTTCATCGACTAATATTTTTTTGTTTCTAACCCATAGATAAAAATGATGATAGGCTAGTCTGTCTATATAGTTGGTAGTATCTGTTTTACCCCATCTAAAATTAGAAACGTTATAAAATTCATTTCTCCAAATAAAAACATCGTCGACGTAAAGCTTAACATCATTATCAAATGCGGTATTATATAAATACTCAGCTGATTTGTAATTCAAACTAAGTGGTTTTTCACAAAAGACATTCTTTTTTTGTTCTAACCAATACTCGACTTGTTCAAAATGTAAATCATTGGGTGTGGATATTACTATCCAATCAGAATTTTCAGGTTTTACGATATCGACATCATTTTTTATGGAGTCGAATATTTTAGTCCCCCATTTTCCTTTTCCGATTATCGATACTTTAGCCATAAAGATATTTATATGTCTTTTCCATCCAATAAGGAACCGACTTTTGCTTTTCAGGTAGACCATTATAATGAGATACATATCCTAATTTTGTATGTAACATATCATCACCCAAAATTTCTTTTTTCAACATACAACTCATATTAAATTCATAGGGTAAAAGCTTTTTATCAACACCGTGTTTTTTCAACATGTAGTTCAATGGTGTTTGGTCTGTTCCAACTCCGTAGGTTTTCTGAATATATTGTAAGGTATCTTTATGTTCAAAATAAAACTTCCTCATTTTATCAAAGAATGGTCTGTGTGTCTTATTAACGATTTGGAATCCACTATTACCATACTCCCAAAAATTAAACTTATCCTCGGTAAAGATGGCGTTATGATAATGTTCTATACTTCTGATAATCCAATCATAACTGGCATCATCATGAACTAAACAATATTTATTGTCCGTATAATCAAATATATTTGGACAAGTTGGATGAACTATTGTGTCGGCATCGACTAATAAAATCTGACCGTAATCTATCTTATTTGAATCCAACATATCGAATAAATAATACCTCTGCCAGATTATATGCATATCTTCAACAGGTAACACAGGTTCTTCCATTACAATTAAATCACACTCATGTCTATCACAAAATCTTTTCCAAGAATCTATCGAATATTGATACTCTTTTTTAATATCACCGTCTTTTTTATAATCTATCATAAAAACTATATTACGCATTACAAATACATCCTTCCATGTCAAAAAACTTAGTACCAGATGCTGATATTAGGTCATTTGGTTTCTCCCCTATAAATTTAATATCCCTCAACTCTCCACTAAGTAATTTATCATCAATAGCCTTTTTTACTTCACCAGGTGGTAAACCATAGTCATCAAATATGAATGTAACATCTTCCCATAATTTTAACGAGTTTTCTATATCACTCATGACCTGATGGTATTCATGACCGGCGTCGATAAAAACCACATCAACATCTTTGGGTAAAAAATCTTTCCAATCACTATGGTATAAATCCATTTTGACCAACTCAACGTTATCCCTATCTTTATTATTATTTCTAGCTTGTTCTAAGTTCCAATCATCTATCTCAACGGCGTAGACTTTTTTAAAAATATGACTTAATAATCTAGTAGATTGTCCTTGAGATGCACCTATCTCAACCACAGTCTTATCTTTGAATTTATCCCCAAATAATTCTAAAACATCTTTTTTAAACTTTCTAGAGGTCGTATATTTAGCAGTGTCTTTATGTAACATCTCATTCAATATTTTATCGTGTGGATTTATGACATAATTATCCTTAACAAGTTCCCAAGTCTGTCCCATCAGTTGTGGTCTTTGGTCTTTGGGTAAGCCGTTGAAACACCAGTTATATCCATATTTTATAAAAAATGGTGTGGTATCTCCCTCTATCTGCCAGTTATGTCCGAGTAAGTCCCTTCTATGCATATGGGTTAATTTATAGGCAAGTGGTAATTCTAAATTTACATCTATTTTGTTAATCTGTAACCAATAATTCATTGGTGTCTGTTCGGTTCCTTTATTAACAATTTTATCTTGTAACTCCACAAACGTATCCACGTTATCGTAATATAATTCTTTGAATGATTTGAAAAACTCTTTATGTTTTTGATTAAATACAATAAAACCTGAATTAACATACTTGGATTGGTCTAATTCAAAATTATTGAAAAAAGGTTTGTATCCTTGAATGCTTTCATGAATCCATCTCATGTTATCCTTATCGTGCCAAGCTGTAAATCTATGGTCTGTTAAATCAAAGAAGTTTGGAGCATCCCATTTATACATAAAACTACTATCGACAAGAGCTATTTGGTCATACTCGATACCTCTTCGTTCTAACTCTTCGAAAACGAATATTGCCTTCTGCCAATTAATTCTAAATTTAAACAAATCATCCTCAATTGGTTCTGAAAACTCAACAAATTCACAATCATATCTTTCACAAAAATGTTTCCAAGTATTTTTAGAATAATCAAAGTATTCATAATTACCGTATTTTTCAGTTAACTGTGGATTTTTTACACCAACCCACCATATTACATTTTTTTTCATACGGTGGAAACCCCATGTTTTTGTACGACTATTTTAGTACAGTCTTGTGCGAATTTTATAGCCTTGATAATATCTCTACTTCTAATATATTCCGTGGTTAATCCTGCTAAAAAAGTATCTCCGGCACCTGATATATCTTTCACTGGTACATCATCGGTGGGGTATCTGTCACCTTTGAATAAACACCCCTCTCTACCTCTCGTAATAATTGTTTTATCGATGATAGGATTATTTTCGAAAAAATGTTTATTGTTCTCATACTCTAAGTCGTTTATTTTTAAAAAATCAACGTCTTTAATCCAATCGCCTAATTTTTTCTTCGTGTCTACAAAAACATTGTTGTTATTTTCACATATCCATTGTATATCATCCTCGTGTAAAAAACCTTTGTCATAATCAGATATAATCACAGCATCGAAATCTCTTTTACCGTTCCAAGGTATGTGGCATTCATTGTTTTGTATCGTCGATAATAAAATATTTTCAATCCTATCACAATAATCATGTTCATCAACTCTCAGTACAAGTTGATTGGATTTATCATCAACATATCTAACTTTTCTAATACTATTTGGATTCGTTATTGTCGAAATATTCACCCCTAAAGCCTCAACATTATTAGAAACATTTCTAGCCATACCGTCGTTTGTTTTTGTGACAGTAGGATTGAATACTGGCACAGGTGCCTCTGGTGTTAATCTATTGACTTTACCGTAGACAAAAACATCCTTACAACTATCACCGACCACTAATATTCTCACTTTTTATCTCCTAATCCGTTTTCTCTTTCAAATTTTTCAATGCTATCCCAAACCTCTACCTGACTATCACCTGGTAGTACTCTGTAGGAATCTGAGTCCTCATGGTGTGTTGAAACTTCAAATATTCTACCATCAGTTATAGCTTCTAACTGATGAGGTTGACCAGGATATTGTCTAACGACCCAACCAGGTTTTAACTTTATCGTTGTTGGATAGGCGTTCTCGGTATCTATAAACGTATAATTAAACTCTCCTTCTTCCACCCACCAAGTTTCATCTTTGTTCATGTGATAATGCATTGAGAACTTACATCCGGCATTGAATACGAGTATTTTGCCACAATAGAGTTCGTTATTCTCAATGATTATTTCTTTACCCCAACCTTTGGGGATGTGACATGCCTCTTCCATGTAGACATCTGTTTTTATCTCACCGTGTTGTAACATTATTTTGTCTCCTTAAATCCAAAAGGACCTGATTTACTAAATATATTGTTTGATAGTCTATTTTCACTATCGATAAAACCTTTGGTTCGAAGTTCATCCACCAATGGTTGGTCACAGCTAAGATTCGATGGAGAGTTCGCAGGAAAGTCTTTTGGTCGTTCGTTGATAGGAATCAAATGAAGACGTTGATTGATTTGTTCACCACGAGAGGTTCTGATACCACAGCATGTTCTTAAGGCATATTTACCTTTGGTGGCGATAATGTCCCAATCAGGTATATCGTAATGTTTTGTTATATTGTGTGGTTCATCTTCCTTACCAGTTTCTCCCTCGAACTCCCAAGGACTGATGTTAGGCCTCATCAATTCAAAAAATAATGAGCGTGAAAATATCGACCAAGTACCTGAAGACCTAAAACTCCCCTCTTTCTTAAGTTTAATAAGTTCCCAATCATTCATACCCATGACTGTGGTAAAACCATATTCTACCTTTTTAGGTGGGTTGACAACACGACTAGAGTGCTCAGGATCGTTGGTCAAAGCAGCTCTACCAATTTTTGGGTCATTCTTTATCTTATTGGTCAAATAATAATAAATCTCTTCATTGAATCCAAACAAAAAAGAGTCCTCGGTACACCATTGAATGTGGTCAAACTCGACGTTCATCAGATAATCCCTAATCGGTGTTGACCAATTCTTCGGGCCTCCCACCTGTTTACCCAATGAGACATACTCAATGTTAGTGGGAAAATCGTAATTAGGTATGTCGTAACCTAATATTGTTACCTTTTTGTCAGGTCGAAACTTATTAAAACAATGCACCCATATCGGTAAACACCTCATGTAATCATTCGATGTAAAAACGTACAATGGTGGGTCATATTTTTTAATTACCAAGATATCTCCCAATCTTTGAATTCAGCGGCTAAACAATCCGTTTTATAATCTTTTCTACCGCCGAATCTTTCTTGTATTTTGTTTTTCGCCGTATTTCTGATACCATTCAATCCATGGGTAAGTTGTAAGTTCTCACCAGCATTGATACCTTTACGGGCTTCGGATTCATTATGCCAAATGTGTAGATTCATCTGTGAGGTAACGATTACAGCCCTAATTAATTCACCGTCCAACCCCTCTAACTCCAAATCATGTATAATGTCTTTTATCTCTTGAGCATATTCTTCCTTATGTTCAGGTATGAAAACTTCTTTCAACTGAACGATGGATAATCTATCTATCAGTTCACTTACTGTTGGTAAATACTTTCTCATAAAACCTCTCTCCAATAATCTAATAAATCATCACAAATATGGGTCAAATCCTTTTCTGGTTTCCAACCAAAATGTTCTCTAAACTTATCACTACTAGGAATTTGTAAAGTTATATCCGTTGGTCTGACCCTTTTTTTATCTAACAATTTGGTTAACGCATCTGATATCTTGGATTTGGATATCAACATATCGAGGGCTTCCCCAACCGTACAGGTGTAATCACCACCTATGTTGTAAACCTCACCATACCTATTACTTTCGGAACATAACCAATAAGCTTTTATGGCATCCTCTATATGATTATAAGTCCTAACAGAATCTAAATTACCATGTCTAATCTGACAATCGTTTTTTATCAACTTTTCATTTTGAACAATCTGATATGCGAATGATGAAAGGGCAAATTGTTTACCTCTTCTGGCACCCTCATGACTAAACATACGAGTCGTAATTATCTTCATACCATATGCTTTATAATAGTATTGTGACATCAAATCATGACCTACCTTTGATATTGAATATGGATTAGCAGGTCTGATGGGATTGTCCTCGGTGATGGGAATCTCATCTTCGTTTGGATTACCATAAACCTCGGATGAAGATATACTCACTATTGTTGGATTGTATCTAGAATCCTTTATTGATTCGAATAAATGGGTGGTGCCTATTACATTCGTTTGTAAGGTGATGACCGGTATTTTAAAACTAACCTCAGGAAAACTCTGAGCGGCAAAATGAAATACTTTGTTTGGTTTAGATATCTCAATGGCTCTTTGTACCGACATACCATCTATCAAATCACAGTCGATAAACTGAAACCTTTTATCATCAATATGGTCTAAGTTTTTTGTATCTTCCATCCATCGTTTGGTAGCGTATATTCTAACATCTATTTCGTTATCCAAAATATAGTCAATCATGTGACTACCAACAAAACCTGTACCACCAGTTATCAATATGTTCATTTATAATCCTTTTAAATTAAAACTTTATTTATTATATCTTTTTTATCAACCATCCAGCTACGGGTTTTTAAATTATCAACCGTGTCAACCATCGAACCTAACTCAATACTATGAACTTGTTTATCAAGTTTCCATAATCTTTTTTGAATTACCCTACCAGCCATTCCAACAGCTGGTAACACTAGGTCAACTTCTTCAACATAATCCAAAACTTTTGGCCACCATTCATCTATATGATAATAAGCGTCTTTTGATGGTGTCGCGACATGATAATCTACTTTACCAACAAGTCTTTCAATCGATGATTTTTTAATCGAACCGATAAAAAGTTTTTTCTTCGGTCTGATAAAATTATCCATAAAATCTTTAAAAATTTGTTGTTCGTGTACAATTATATAAGTTAACATCACATGTGAATAAAATGTAAATTCTTCATGTCTATCGAAATTTTTTTGTATAAAACCAGCTAATTCATTATATATTTGTGGTGGATGATGAACTAGTTCCCTTCCATTATATGTTGGTTCGTTGAACATCACTCCACGAATATAATTATCATCTAAAATCTCAAAAGAGTCTTTTAATTCCTGTTGTAATTCGGGTGAGTATTTATGTAGAAGTTCCCTTTTACCTTTCATAATTTCAAAATCACCATCTCCGAAACGGCTGTAAAATACCTTTTTATCGTTTGTAAGTTTATTGTACAAATGATTCAAAGTTTCTTGAATATTTTTTGTTTCCATTTTAAATTCCTCTTCAATTTCGTATCCAGCGTTTTCACACCTTCTACATATTATATCACCTTCAATCGTATCATCTGTCATACGGTCTGTGATATATTTCATGGCACTACCATTATGTAAACTATCATAGTCATCCTCTAAAAGATTTCCTAACTTAGATTCCAAACCATAGTCCATACAACACAATTGTATATCACCATTAGGTATGACAACATTACTGGTCAAACTGTTACTTTTACAAATTATCTTACCGGCTTTATAACCAACCCCACCCTCATAATTCGTCATAGACGGTGCCCTTTTTCTGACCTCTTTATCATTCAGATTTGATGCTCTTGATATTGCTTTGAATTCAAATGGTATTTTATCTAATGGGAATACATCAAGTATCTCCTTACTCAGAAAACCATTTTTATCCATAGTCATAAACCGAATGTGGGTTCCTAATACTAGATTATTTTTTTGAGCCTGAACAATTAAATACTTAAGAATTTTCTTATACTTAGTTGTTATTTTAACTGGCATGACACCACCCTCATCGGGTAGATGTATCGCTAAAGGGTTCTCTTGGTCGTAAGGTGAGAAAGGTCTAGTGGGATGTTTACAGATATCAATTAATAAATCAACATCAGATACATTTGCACCAACCAAAGTAGTATACACAGATACCGTGTGTCCTTTATCATGTGCATATTTTATCATCCTACCACAATCTTTATTCAAAAAAGGTTCGGTATAACCAGAGAAATCTATCCTTGTTGTCAAAGGAACTTTATCGATTATTTTTTTAAAATTATTAAAAGATAAATTTCTTATGAGTTCATCCTTGGGATATAGATTGTAAGTCTTTGATAGTTTATCCTGTGGACAAACAATACAGGCGACCGCACATCCCTTATAAGCTATATTTACCGTAACCTCAAGTTGTGTTTGATGACGAGGTGGCCACATTACATATTCTCTTTAATCCACTCAACAGTCTCTTTGATACCATCCTCGAACGATATTGTTGGTTCATATCCAATAACCTCTTTTGCTTTTGATGTGTCCAACGCTCTATATTGTATCGTAACGGGTTTGGTTTCATCATACTCTGGTTTAATATTATGGTCAGCATGTTTTAAAATTAGGTCTACACTTTCACCAATCGTGACCAAATTACCTGACGCAATATTGATTGGGTCACATACCGCATGTTTTTCTACCACGTCTAAACAAGCTCTTGCCATATCAACAGAGTGAGTGAAGTCCCTAACAACATCAGGATTACCCCAAACCACATAAGGTGTTTGTTTTTCAAGAGCTCTACGGATGAGTGCTGGTAAAACATGACCAGTCTCATCTGTGAAGTCACCTTGTATTCCGTATATATTAGCAGGTCTAACGATAGCTATTTTCATCATTTCGTTTCTTTGATAGAATTGAGCTAATATTTCCGTATATCGTTTCATCCAGCCAACACCAAAGTAAGTCGTATAAGGATCACCCGACATCATCTCATCTTCCTTAATAGGGTAATCAGCTGGTGGGTAAGTTGTAGCACTACTAACAAAAAAGAATCTTTCCACTCCAGCTCTATAAGACTGTTCCATCAAAGTAGAATTCATAATTAAATTTGGTGTCACGTGCTGTAAAGGATCATGTGCCATGACTCCAGCACCAGATGTATTCGCAGAACATACAAATACTATGTCCATACCATCGACACATTTTTTAACGTCATCAATATTCATAAAGTCTGCTTTAACTTTTTCAACATCACCTACCCAACTCGGAACCTCTCTACCTCGATAACTAGCCCTAACTATTGCACCTTGTTCATGTAACATCTTTGCGACCTGTGAACCAACTAATCCACCGGCACCTGTTACTAATACCTTTTTATTTTTATAAAACACTATTGTACTCCTTATACCATTGTATTGTTTTTACTATACCATTTTCTAAACTCGTCTGTGGAGTGAAACCAAAACTCTCAGCTCTTTCGGTGCTCATTAGTCTTTTGGAATCACCCATAGGTTTTGTTTCATCCCACTCAATATCTAATTGAAAATATGAAGCGATGATATCAGCCACCTCTTTGATTGTAACACCATCACCACTACCTAAGTTGACTGGTTCTGTTACTTGATTTTCAACCATGTGAATCATACCCCTTGCGACATCATCGGTGTAAATCAAATCTCTGATTGGTGAACCATCACCCCAAACTTCTAAAACATCATTCTCCATTGCTTTTTTAATCAAAGATGGAACAACCATAGACCATTTACCAAAGTTGTCATTAGGCCCATAGACATTGGCGGGTCGGACTATCGAACACTTATTCCAATTATTTTGTTTGACATAAGCCTCAACATTCATCTCACCTATTCTCTTCGCCCATCCAGCGAACCAATCGTTTTCAGATGGAAATGTTTTCCATACATCATCCTCTTCGAAAACCTCTGCTGGATGATAAACCCCAACCGAACTCGTATAAAGAAACCAATCAACATCAGCATTGAAAGCAGCTTCAACCATGTTGGCATTGAACTGAATCATAGGTACACTAAATGATGCAGGTGATTCCATACATCTCTGTGGAGAACCTTTGATACCAGCCAGATGAAATATAATATCTTGACCATCACATATTTCTTTACAAACATTTCTATCTCTGAGGTCATAGTTTGGTAAATCTGCAACCAAAATATTATTTGGTGATTTGGTCTGAAGAATATCAACAAGACTTCTACCAATCATTCCTTTACCACCTGTTACTAATATATTTTTATTCTTGAAATCAATCATAAGTCATTTAACCCTTCACATAAATCGATTATATCTTCAACTTTTAACTCAGGATGATTACCGATATATAAACCGAAATCATGTATGTAATCAACATTTAATAAATCGTGTTTCACAACATCATAACCTTCTAAGTACGGTTGTCTAGCTTGATTTCCGCCACCAGCGGTTCCAACCCTAAATTCAACATCATTTAATTGTAGAAAATCACAAACATCATCGAATTTTTGTTTATCAGGTTTGCTTAATATTAAAGGTAATGAAAAATTACTATTACCGTTTCTATCAAAGTCCACATAATATTTATCACTATCTAAATTATCCACCCATGTGTTGAAATTTATACTACGTCTTTCTTTATTATAATCTAACCTTTTCAATTGTGATAGACCAAGTATGGCATTCATCTCTTGATTTCTCATATTATAACCAGGCACGGCAAATGTGAACAGAGGATTCAAATCAGGATATTTAATTCTATACTCTTCTTTTAACTCATGAGACGCTTCTCTAGTCATACCATGAGACCTGAAAAGTCTAGCTAAATCATATATTTTTGTATCATTAGTACAAATCATACCACCTTCTATTGTCGTTATGTGATGACCAAAATAAAAAGAAAAATTGGACACATCTCCGAAAGTGCCAACCTTCTTACCTTTATGAGTAGCACCATGTGATTCACAACAATCTTCCATCAAAAACAAATCGTTTTCTTTGCAGAAATCAACCAACTCATCAGTTATCGCGTTAAAACCTAGGACATGAACCAGACAGACACCGACAGTCCTATCCGTAACCGCCTTCTTGATATTTTCTAGTGTGATTGACATATTCTTTTTATCTATATCAACAAACACAGGTGTAAATCCTAAGTTGACTAGAGGTGAAACATCCGAAACCCAACCCAACGGTGACACTATAACTTCACCTAGACCATGTGTTTCTTTCATTATAGATGTCATGATGTAATTTGCTGAAGCACCTGAGTTAACAAATACAGAATAATTAACACCTAACCATTCAGACCAAGCATTTTCAAATTCCTTAACCTTTACACCTTGTGTAAACCTTTGATTAGGTGTATTGATAAAATCAGTCCAAACCTTTTTATCATCATCGGTTATACTATCGTTGATTAGTTGCCATTTAAATTTATTTTTCTGCATAATAATCTCCCCATTCAATCAAAACAGTTGACCCATTATGATAATAAGCATCTTGAAATGCAGAAAATATTTGTTCAGGTTCTTTCAACTCAACCACAACGGTATCAGTCAACATGTTTTTTATTGACTCGGTAAAATCTTGTGTGTGTTGAGAACCACCATCAAGTGGTTTTTTTGCACCGACCGCGACCCTAGTGATAACTCTTGGTACTAACTGACTCTTCGTCATTTCTCTCATGGTGTCTATGTGATTAACCAATTGATTTATTGATAACATCATGAAGTTAAACCTAGGATAAATTGAGATTGGAATAAAACCCTCTAAAGATAAACCAGCACTCATACCCATCTGTAGTTCTTCCATCACAGGTAACTCTATAAGTTTATCTTTTGGTACATCGGATAAAGTGCCAGATATTGCGTGACCACTAAAGGCGGTTGCTTGACCTAAAAATATTGTATTATCTTTCTCACCAAGCCATTTCATTGACTTGATTAACTCTTCTTTATATTTCATTACGACCTCTAAAAGTTGACCCAAGCACCAGTTCCATGGTGTGGGTATCCGTTTTCATATTTGTAATAAATGATATCCTCGGGTATATCTTGTTTAACACCCCAAGCGGCATCCGTGGGTGTATGAACACTAAGGTTATTATCCTCAACTATAAACTCTAACGGTAAATTAAAGTTTCTAGAGTATTTATAGGCCTCATGAAATACACCTGTTTCAAAAGTCATGTCCCCTATGAAACACCAAACTTTTTCATCTGATTTTTTTCTTTTCAATCCCATGGCTACACCCAAAGCAATAGGTATAATACCACCAACAATCGCTGACGTGTATATTTTAGTTTTATTACTACTTGTTGCCATACTTCTACCCTCAACGATACTTTGTTCTAACTCATCTTTATCAAAACCATGTAATAGAGCGTGGTAATGATTTCTCCAAGCTGAAAATACCCAATCATTAGGATTGACATATTGGAATATTTCAATGAGTTGGTCTTCATTATCTTTCGATAAATGTATTGGTGCTGGTATCTCACCGTCTTCATACTTTTGTTTTATGTTGGTTTCAAAAGATATAAGTTCTTCTTTTGTTATCTTGACTTCTTTTTGTTTTTTTAATCTAGTTGGAATTTGTAACATCATTTGTCCCTTTCTGATAGTATAGGGTTTTTTATTGGCCAATTTATATTCAATCTTGGGTCGTCCCATTTCAATGAAAATTGTTCGTCGACATCAGCATATTCACCATCATATGACCACTTATACATAAATATAGAGTAATTACTCAAAACACAAAAAGAATTTCCAAAGCCAGGTGGTAACAAAACCATCTTTTTGTTTTTATCATTTAGTATAATCCAATCCCATTGTAAGTAAGTTTTTGAGTTTTTTCTATTATCGACAACTACAAAATATAGGTCACCATACAAACACGTAACTAACTTCCAAGATTTATCATCACCATGTATACCTCGGATAACATTCTTTCTAGATGTAGAAATCTTATCATGATTGAAATCTATTTTTATAGGGTATTCATCTTTCTTATAAATCGTCCAAAGTTCACCTCTGTAATCTTCATAAGCTTCTGGTTGGAAAACTCTTATCTCATCAAATATTTTTTTATTCATTATCAAACCATTGTTTTAAATTGTTAAAGTCTTCATCAAATCTTCTTTTACCCTCTACGAAATCTGTATTGGGATTTTCAAACTCATTGGGGTTGTGATAATATTTAGGTGGTATTGGTGACGCAGTCGGATAACCACCAGCACCATCATCTGGCAAACCATGTAACTTATATTTTCTATCTTTATACTGATACTCGATTATTCCTTTACCTCTCTGTAAATGAATCATATCAAGTTTAGGTTTCAAAGGTTCTAAATTCAAAGCCTTACCTAAGTCCGATATATAACCATCCGTCCCTCGATTACCTGACACCCTACCGGTTACATCATGCCATTTACGATTAATACCAACAAATGTTGTCGACCCTTTCCAACTTTCATTTATACCCGATAGTCCTATCCAACAAGGTTTTTCTTTAGTTGGTTCAACAACCTTTATTACTTCATCATCCCAACCCTTGGTCAAACAAATAATATCATCATTCATGATTAACAAACAATCACCGGTAAAAAGATTTCCAACCATGTTTTGATATTGTTCTAACTCCTCATATCCATATCTTTTTTCGGAAACACAGTATGATATATTGGCGTCATCCACTTGACTCATTAGATATATTTTTTCTAATCCGTTTAAAGTTTCATCATCATCAGAATCTAATGCGATTATATATTCAACATTTTTATTATCATTTGCTTTATGAATGAATGATGATAACGAGTAAATCAATTCATGAGACCTTTTTCTAGTCATCCACATTACGGTTATTTTCATTTCAATTCCTCACAGATTTCATTAACTTGTTTTCTAACAGAATTAAAACTATATATCTCATTCAATTTAGTCCATGCAAAAGATATGGCGTCAAATCTTTTTTGTTCATCATTTAGATATTCGACGAAGACTTCCTCAAGAATTTTTTCATCACAAGTAGCCGAATCAGGATACATAATTTGATGTGCCTCGTTCAGACCACCGATATTGATACAACCAACAGCCGCGGTCTGCATGATTTGATTACCAGGATGAATATCGGACGGGTCAAGGTTAAAATGAAATGCTGATGTTGACCATAACTCTATGAATTCCCTTTGACCTAAATGGTCAAATCTTTGATTCCCACCAAATGGTTTTTTTCTAACTTTGATATCATATTTTTGTCCGATATAATCTGCGAACTCATAAGTCCTTCCACGACGATATAACGGATTAGGTAGATAAGCCCAAATAGACATCTCTTTTTCTTCATTATAAAAATTATCGAATAGATAGTCGATGTTCACTGGTTGAGATATGAAATAAAAATTCTTATTTACTTGAGAACGTAGGTAATTGAACATATCTAGGTTCTTGAACTGTTCGGAAATACCTGATGTTATTACCGCGTCACATTCGTTCAAAAACCGTACTCTATTTCTCAATCTCATTTCACTTGATACATTAACTTCTTTAACCCAACCGAAAACTTTAGCGTTTGGATATTTTTTTCTTAGGATATCAGTATGATATCTATCATAATTTTCATCGTCTAAACCGATTTTACCTTTGTCATAAAATATAACATCAATGTCCAAGTTTGGTAGCTCATCGTAATCAATCCAATTTATGTGGGCACCAAAATCAAATATGAATGGTAGGTTGTGCATTGCGAGATAACACTCTGGTGAAAATGAATGATGATAGGTATAAGGTTTATCATCATGATAACCATAAGCAGTCCCATCTTTAATATAATAAGATTTTATTGCTACTGAGTCTTCGATTAATAAAAATCTCATTCCGATTCTATCCCTCGTAAATTTTGTAAAAGTAATTCGTAAGTATGTTTAACTAAATGTATTGGATTGTAAATATCAATTAATCTTTTTCTAAAGTTCTCTGTCAAATAAGTTTGTAACTCATCAAAATTACTCAATACATATTCTGTTTTTTCCTCAAGGTCGGAAAAATCTTGTTCACATGCGATGTAAGTTTCATTTTCAACGTACATGTTTGGTTTTGTATCTATCCAATCAATACGAGGTTTGATTAATACGGAACCAAACTGAGCACATTGTACATCCCTAGGAGCTCCATAAGCACCAAAACCATATGGTGAAAAAACTATCTTAGAATCATACATGTTTTGGACGTATTCCTCATAAGGTAACCTCTGACCATCAACTAACTTACAAACTTTATGATGTGTTGTATTGATTAAATCGTATACTGGTTTCCGGCATTTATTATAATGTGGGGTCTGAACGACATCATGTTCATACACGGTCTCTTTCAAAGGGTATTGAAACATGCCACATAGATCATATTTTTTATTTTTATCGTATCCAAAGAATTGAAAGTTACCTTTTGGGAATAAGGTGTTACCCCAATTCGTACCTGATAATTTCATCTTAGGTTTTAAGTCATCTATATCTCTAACCGAATAATCACCCTCACCCCAATAGATTCTACCGTTTACCCAACCTTTTTTATACAGGCTAAAATCATTCAGATATACTGTTTTAAGAAAAAGTTTAGCTGATGATTCTCTAAATACATCTATTGTACCCATCAATGTTGTTGAGTCCTGTCCATCAACAATTATATAATCACCTTTAATCTTTGAGACAAAATCCAAGCCCTTATCAATCGACTCATCGATGGATAATTTTTTATCAATAATACTGGCCTGTCCCACAAAGGCGATATCATAATCATCCGATGTCGTAAAATCTATACCAACTTCTCGAAATAAATCTTGATTTTCTAAATAATATCTGAATGTAGTTTCGTTACGATGTAGATTATATTCAAGTAGTTTGATTTTAATCACTTTTTGATTCCCCAAAAATACAAATCACAATGATTTTCCTCGACTTCAAACTCATAGGAACTGAATATATCATCAACATGAATTACCGCTCTGATATCTTCTTCGGTAATATTTTTATAGTAATCGTTATCCCAATCATCTCTTTCAACATTAGGTAAAGTTTTCCAATTATCATATTCCTTTGAACATTGTTCTTCTAAATAAGATACACCATGAACAGGTCTACCAGTTGTAGCACAAGTGAAGAAAAATAAACCACCACTTTTCAACATTCGAATTGCATTTAAAATACTATCGGCGTAAAAAGGATTATGTTCCCAACACTCACACGATATTATCGTATCGAATGTTTCATCTGGTTCGTCATAATCTTGTGCTGGACATACAACATCGACCCCATCACCCTCACCGATATCCAAACCAGTAAAGTCACAATTCTTAAATAAAAATTCTTCATTACCGTTCACATCAAATGAACCTATATCTAATACCTTTTTGTTTTCAAAGTATTTAGGATGTAAACCCTTTACTTTACCACAAAAAACCCATTGTTCCTTATGTGCCATTGGTTCTCCTTACTAATAAATCCCTATGAAAGTTATCCATGTAGAATTGATTTTGTTGTTCTTGTTTTTGTTTTGTCTTGGGATGATATAAACTAAGCTCTTCATGTGGTGGTAAATGAGCGTAAGTCTTACAACCTTTGATGTATTCATGTAATGGTCTTGTCCATCGAATATCTTCGCTATTTCTGAATACCCTAGCTTGATAATCAGGATAATTGACCCAACCTTTTGTGTTCACACGCCAGTTCCATTTTCTCACATCATCCTCGGTGAATCCGTCTATCGTGTTGACTCTAGGAATCCAAATCAAATCCACGTCGTTAATTTCTAATATTTGTTTTAATTGTCGTATTAGTATTTCATTAGGATATTCATCAGCGTCAATATGAAATATATAATCACCATTACTCTTTTCTATAACCGAGTTTTTTTGAGCGGCAAAATCTTTTTCGAGTTTTCTATTATAATGTGTAACTCTACTGTCTAATGAATATAACTCGACCGTATCCTTAACTCCCATATCATCACCATCGATACAAATTATAACTTCATCTTCTGAATCAATAGTTATTAAAAGTTTACTCAATAACTTTTCGAGTTCATTTTTTTCATTATGGACAGTAATACCGTAACTAACCTTCAATAAGTGCCTCTCTGAAATCCTTTGGTAGAACTATTGGTTCAAGAAAAACTTGTGACCTTTTAGCCTCCATGTAATCATAGGTACGATAAACACTATATCGTTCTATGGATTGTTTAAGTTTTTTGTACGTGGCTTGTCTTACACCTCTATTACCTAAATTTTCTATTACTATCCTATATATTTGGTCATCTCCACTAACGACCTGTATGTCTCCGACTCTCTCCAATAATTGAACAAGAAAAGGTTTGTTCCTTATGACGGGTATTGTTCCTCTTTCTTCAAGTTTCAGACCAACCAAATGAAAAGTTTTAGAACCGTCTTTTCTCGTAAATGGTAACTTAGGATTAAATACTAACAAAGTTGTTAAAGTACCGGTTGGTTTATTGCCCTTGTATCTAAATGATATGATGTCACCAGCGGATACTTTGCTCCAATTATATATTTGTTTAGGCATTGTCTAATCTCTCTGTTATACCCATTGCTTTACAAGCCCCCATGAAATCATTTTTTTCAAAGGTCTGTGCATTTTCAACATCAAGTCTTTGATTATGGTTATCATATTTATGTCTATCTGATTCAGGTATGGATACAACTTTAGCGTATCTCCAAACATAATCATTGACCTCACCCTCAGGAAAAATAATACCCAAAGCACCCATGTTAATTACCGATGGGAACCATATTATATTACGTTCTTTATCTTCAAACTGTGATTCTCTAACCAACTGTGGTGATTTTTTCATATTTTCAATTAGCTGTAAGTTACCAATTTCGTACCTCGAATCACTCATGTAACCACAATTGAAACAAAGATAGGAGCTGAAAGTTGGTTGTACATCTTCGAAACAATTGTTTGTATCTAAACAATGTGGACACGTTATCACTCTTTCCATTTAATTCACCTTTTTTAGTTTTGGTAATTTCAGTTTCTTAGGTTCCTCAGAACTTACTTTCTTTAGTTTCGGTAACTTTAACTCCACTTGTTTTGGAAACTCTGGTACATGTCTATCTAAAATTTTTCCAAACTCTTCTGTCATTCTATCCAACGAAAAATTCTTACTATTATTCAACGATAATCTTTTTGCGTTAGCCGTGTATTTTTTATAACTACGATATATTTTTCTAAGTGTTTGTGATGCTTTTTGATAATTTACAGTAAACCATTCTGAACCTTCAACAAAAAATTGGTCTGGAAAAGAACCTTTCTGAACTTTTTCAAATGCTCCATCCAGTAATACCGAATATTTCGAGTCGAGAAAATCCAAGTGACCACTCCAATTAGAAGCGATTACTGGTTTTTCTGATAGACTAGCCTCTAATAGTGGTCTACCAAAACCCTCACCATGTGTGAAAGAGATATGTGCTTTTACTTTTGGATGATTATACAATCCATTCATTTCATCATCCGTGAAATCACCATGCACCAAATAAATATTTGGACACGTACCTTTAATCTCTGATTTTATCTCGTTAATTTTATTCAACATATTTTCTCTGTCCATGATAGAAAAACCAGCTGAACTAGTTTTCATTATTAACGCTGGTTGTTTTTTCATATTTTTAAAAGTTTCACAAAATACTTTTATCAACATACCTGTATCTTTTCTATCTTTACCAAGCCCACCTTGTAGCCAATGACCAACATAAAGAAAACAAAATTCCTCGTCAATCTTACCCATCTCATCAATAAAATCTTTTGTAAACTCATTTGTTTTTTTGAATATATTAGTGTCGGCCCCCTCAAATAAAACCTCAATCGGTTTTTCATTTTTGAGAACACCTTGTTTTTCACCTGTTTGGTCATTTTGAATGTCAAACTGAACCTTACCTAAAACATCTTTGACAAAATTAGATGGTACAATGTTTAGATTCATTCTATTCATACCTTGTATCCACTCTGGCGGACAGGCAGTGGTTTCCAATCCAGCTGTAATACCTATGTTGTATTTTGCTATTGGTTGAAACTCGTTAGGTATAACAACATGAATATGAAGTTCAGGTTGTGATGACAAATTAGGTTCAGATAGTAATCTTTCAATGATTGGGATATCATTTGGGTCATTTTTATCTAAAGCGTTCATTGGTGTGTTACCCCAACGTACAGACCAAATTTTCACATCGTATCTATCTAAAGCGATTAACGAACGCACTATATCTCTACTATGTGCTCCATATCCACTTCTCGTAGCAACTGGTGCCGTAACTAAACATAATGGTTTACTCATATATACCTCTACTTAAATGGACTCTTTAAAAATTCTATAAATCCATCACGGACTTTTCTAAAAAAAATATCCTCTGAACCACGAAAGTTTCCAACAATATTTTTTTTACGATATCTTCTTTTTGTTTTATTTCTTGTAGGCATCTTTTTCTCCTTATGCTTTAAAAATACTATAACGTTTTCTTGGTGTCCACTTTTCGAAAGCCGTATCCATTTGGTCGATAAAGTTTTTACTCATCCATCTTACACTTTGCATTGACTCATCGCCATTAACAAACTCGTGTCCTTTTAATCCATACTCTTCTCTTTTATCTTGACCTTCATCATACCATTCTTTGATGGCATTACCAGCATCATCCCATCTACATCTGTCGTCGAAAATGTAGGGTGTGGGTATTGAGCCTTGAAGTGAACGGTTAGATGGCCAAATTGGTTTAACCCAATCTCCCCAAGTCAAATCAGAATTTTTCTTCCATTTCGTATCATCATGAAATGATTTAATTTCTTCATAATCTTTATATGTCACAAATTTACCGTTTAGTTTGAATCCACATTGGTCTTGTAATCCACCTGTAACATTTACAATTATCGGTGTGCCTGTCATCAAAGATTCACAAGTTCCCAATCCAAAACCCTCATTTGAAGCCATGTTAATAGTTAGGTCTGACATATTATATAAATAATTCAGTTGTTGTGTTGATAGTCGTTGGTCACTAAAGTACACTTTATAATCTGGTGCCAACGTCTTAGCAACAACCGGTAAATCTGTACCATTCTCATCACGAGGTTGGGTATGCATCAATAGGCAACATTTATCTGCTTCTTCTTTAGACAATTGGTCGCAGAAATATTTGAACGCCATTATAACATCACCTGGTAACTTACGTCTAATATTTCTATTATTATAAAATACGATAAACTCTATATTATCATCCGTCAGTTGTTTTCTCATCGATTCCACTTGTTTGAATTCATCAGAAAATTTATCCACAGGATAGAATTGTTTCTCATTCACACCATGAGGTAAATAAGTACAATCCCAATCTGTTCTTGGTTTTCTTTTTGCTACCTCTTTAACTATTGAAACGGTCTGTTTCGATATATTCATAATAAGGTCACAAGATTCGTAAAAGTTTTCGTTGTAATGTGGGGCTGGCCAATCGTCCCAAATGTTGTAATAAAATATTGGAATATTCTGTCTAATCTCATGTTCCATCTCATATAACCATCCCCAAAATCTTGGGTCTGTATAATGAAGTATTCCATCTATCTGATGTTTATCAATTATGGTACGAATTAAATCAGGATTACCATAACCACTAACCGGATAGATTGTTAATTTTGCGTCTTGAACACCTGATTCTTTCGCCACAGATTCGTCCATATTGATAATTTTACCCTCGTCTGGATGTTTAATCGCACCACCGACTTGTATCCAATCATAGTGGTTTAAAGTTCCAATGACAAATTCTCTTGACATTGTACCCACACCTGAATTCATTCTCAAATCATCGGATAACAAAAGTATCTTTCTTTTAGCCATTCAAAACTCCCTTTGGATTATCATCAAAATATTTTATCAACACACTCAACTTATCATCATATTCAGCGATGATTTCTAATTCTTTTTCTATCGTATCCATTATGTCAGGATGTTCAGCAACACCTCTTGGATTTTCAAGAAGATTTTCAATATTCACTCTATGTTTCTCTATGTGTGCTTTGAAGTGTAACTTACTAGCATTTATTATATCAGTCCTCATAATCTACTCCCACTAGGTTTAAGGTTTTTCCAATCATGTATTTGTTGTTTGAATTCGTCGTCAATCAAATATAAGTCCATTGACCTATTAACGAGCTTTTGTAATGTAAATTCATTTGATAACGATTTATATTTAAATTTCTTATATAAATCTTCTAATAATTTTACGGATGTTAATTTGTATTTCATAATAGAACCTCTTGTATATACATATATAAGTATATACTAATTAATTATTTTAATCAATTTTTTTAACCTCTCGGCATGTTTGATGGTGTCCATCGTTCCTCTAGACTCTACACCCTCTGGTATAAAAGCCACAATAATATTTGAATATTCAGCTATCTGTTTATTTCGTTTGAAATAATTCGAAATATAATATGGTTTATTGTATTCCCCCCTAGGTCTAATACAATGCATGTTATGATTGTAATGTGCTGGTGGAAACTCTGTGTATTTCAAATCAAATTCTAACGCGTATTTTTTAGCCAAACCATCAGCCCCATCTTTTTGTCCACCACTAACAACCTCAACCTCATCACCATACTTGTTTTTGATTTCGAATATTAAATCTTTAATTTTTCTTTTATCGGTATATTTACGACTACCGACAATACCAACTTTAATCCTCGTAGTCATTTCTTTTTTGTTTCTTGGATGGTTTATCGGATAAACAAAATTTAGCGGTTGAATGAAAATTATTCAAAGCCTCAAGTAGTTGTTTCTTATTATTGAATAGGTGTTGAAATCTAATTTGTTGTTTATGATTGACATCATCTCTTTTGGTTATATCATACCAAATAAAATCATTGGGTTTTAATTTATTATCAACTACAATTTTTGTTTTCAGATGTAATTTGTTTTCATATTTTAATAAAAACTTATTAATATCCTCTGAAGTAAGGCTACCCTCACGATACCATAGAGTCAAATAATATTTTATGTCATCTTTATGTATTGATTCTAATTTATTTAAAACTTTTTCTTCTATATCGGTATTAATAAAACTACTCAAATCAACTCTTAAACTTAATTTCATTATTTTACTCCTTCGTCACAATGTTCTGTTTGATTAAATTCACAAAATCTACAATTCTTTTTTGATGGTCTTTTGATAAAATCATGATTCAGATTATAATCACCATCTTTAAACGATTCCTTGATAAAAGTATCTAGGTTGTTGTTGACTTTATTTATACTTGGTTTACCGTTAGCTGGGCTAAATGTCTGAATTCTTCTCTGTGGGAAATCAACTTTGTCATATAGTTTTCTCTTAACTATGAAGTATTCAACATCAATTTTATCCAAAGGTATATCGTGTTGTGCTCCATAAAATTGTTTGTATAACAACAGCTGGTCTGTCTTATTCTTATCGGCTTTCATATATTTGTTCCAGCCCATGGTTGATGTTTTGATATCTATTATCTTATATCTATCTCTCAACTTATCGTAAAGTAATACATCGATGTAACCGATAAATTTAATATCATTCGGTAAGTCATAGTTAATCGGAACCTCAATACCAACTAATTCATAACCTTTCTTACTAAAATAGTTTTGTCTTTTTTTCTTAAACCAATCTAATATTAACAAACCATGTTGATAAAACTCTTCCATATCGGTTTGTTCACAGAAAACTTCACCACCGTTGCGTTCCATAATCTGTTTATAGTTACGTTTCATCCTTGTTAATAACATATCCCTCAACGGAAGAGCGTCAGCCATCTTTATGGTGTCATTATACATTACAGTAAGATATGTTTGAAGAACCTCATGCATAGAAGTACCAAACATGGTATGAATACTATCTGTATAAACCCCTAACTTATCAACATAATTAAGTTTCCATTTGAACGGACATATGTCCCATTGACTGTATTGGCTATAACTTATTCGCTTCACTTAGCCCACTTTCCTCTTGCAACGACTTGAGCCATAACCCCATAGTTAGATATATCTGAATAACTATCTACTAAACCTTCACCCTTAAGTGAACCATTGTCACCTCTCATAAGTATGGTTTTTATTCTCTCGACTTTATCGTTAATCCTAAACCAAACACCCATAAGAGATAGTCTCTTTTCTTCTTCATTTACTAATGCCTGACCAACAGCTATATTCTGTGGGCCGTAATCATGTTGTTTATGAAGAAACAATTCATATTGTTCTCTTTGTATTTTTTTAAACTCTGATGTCATCTCAGGATACTTATCTTCCATGTGTTTTACAACATTAACACTATGTCTAGAAGTACCCTTTGAGTTGTCACTTATAACTTTCATATATCACTCCAATTTACATCTAAATATACACAAAAAATCCTATACAAGTCAAGTGTTTTTTTATAAATTTCCATCGTTTATACTACCAACAACGTTGAGTCCAGCATCTTTTATCTTTTTTTCTTCGATACCCCATTTTCTACCTAGTTCACCGAGTTCCATCATACCACCCTCTGTGAGCATCAACATGTCCACGGCCTCTATGGCTTCTTTTCTACTACAATTATCGTTATTTCTGACAACATTAATTAACCATTCTGGATAATCCATATCATTTCTCCCTTTTACGTATTTCAACCAACGCTTACCTTTCGGTAATATGTTGGTGTAAAGTTTATATAACTCTTTTGGTTGTAAGTTATATTTTTGTAATTCATTTACTAATTCCATCCAATCAGAGTTCATGGATAGGAATCGGTTGACCATATAATTTGACCAAGACTTTTTGTCCTCATCAGATATCTCATCCCAATAGTTAGGATTCTGAACGGATGTTATCTGATTTATGTGGTCGAACAGACTTTTTCTTTTTACCAAAGATTTTTTCCCACTTCTCTTCCCACTCATCTTGAGTTATACCTCTCCGTAATTTATCACCTTTACCAGCACCTGTATCTTTACTCATCACCTTTTGGTATCATCTTATCTGGTACTTTACCACAGTTACCACAAGCAAATACCTCGATTGGTATCATAGCTTCTTGACCTGTTGGTGACATCAATGGTGAGACTCTTCTTATAAAATAAGATTTTATAAAGGTATAGTTACCACATGCATCACACTTTAAAGATTCGGTATCTTTGATATTTAATTTTTTAGGTGGTGTCTTTATTGGTTTCATTGGTTTTGTACTCATTTTATCACTCCTAATAATTCTATTAACATTGCCATAGCGTTTATCTCCTTGTCGACTACCTGAGTATCGGATAGTTCATATCGAGCTATAACCAGAATACATTCCGCGACATGTCCCTTACCCCAATCATCTACCTCATCATATAACAATCTGAATAAATCAGCAAAGTCTGTTATTTTATTGTCCAACAAAAGTTGTCTAATATCTTTGAACGCTGTTTTCTTATCTTGTGTCTTTAGTATCTTCAACAACTTTAACTTGTAGTCATTCTGTATGATACTCGTCGTATCTAATTTCAATTTACCCTTCACAACATTTCTTTGTGCCGCGTTTATCACTCTACGAATATCAGGATAACCACTATCAATTAGCACTTTTAAATCTTTCATATCTGACATCACGTTTTCTTGTAACAATATATTGTGTATGTGTTTAGCAACTTCCTTCTTCGATGGTGGTATGATTTGAAATGATTGACAACGAGATTGTATGGGGTCAATTATTCTCTCTACGAAATTACAAGTAAGGATAAACCTACAATGTTTAGAGAAAGTCTCCATGAGATTACGAAGAGCGGCCTGAGCATTCGGTGTTATGTAATCACACTCATCCAATATTATTATCTTGTAATCTTTGAAACCCATCGTAGATGCAAAGTTCTTTACCTTATTCCTAACCGTATCCACATTGTTCTCATCAGATGCGTTGATGTAAAGATAATCACACTCTATGTTGTTGACTAGTATTTTAGCGAGAGTGGTCTTACCCGTACCAGCCTTACCGTATAATAAAAGGTGTGGTAAGTCTCCACTCTCAAGGTAAACAGATACCTTATCCTTGAGATGTTCGTTCCCAATGTAAGTATCTAGATTATTAGGCCGATACTTCTCTACCCATAATGTATGACTCAAATTTTTCTCCATATCCAAATTGGTTCACAAAATGTTTTGTCTTTAGTTTCTTCTGCCTTATTTAAGGCCTCTTCCGTATAATCTTCTGATTTGGCTGTGCCAGCTCCACCACTATTTGGTCGTTTCGCTAGTTCCATCCCAATACAACCTTGATATTCTGAATCAGTAAATGTTGATAGAAAATCGTTCATAGGGTTACATATTTCCAACCAACTCTTAGATGATTTAGAACTAGAATAAACATCTGATATGTTTACTAATAAATATCCACCACTTTTTACAGAACACCATAAATTTTTCAAAGTCTGTTGTAGAAAGTTTTCATTCCATTCATTAATCTCTTTATACTTTACCCAACTCTGTGTATCATCATAACTATATCTTTCAACATTAAAGTAAGGTGGTGATGTAAATACTGTATCGAATGTATCTTCATACTTTGTAAAGTCTACATCCTCGGCAGGCTTACATATAAATTCACAAGTTTTGTCAGGTTCAAATATTGATTTATGTTTATCATAGAACTTTGACTGTTGATGATATATTGGATGATTCTCTTTACGAGGGTCAACACCAACATAATATTCAGCAGTTTCACTTGCATAAAAACCAGCTAATCTATCCCCCCAACCAGCACTAAAGTCAAGTATATTTTTACTATTCAACTTATCGTATAAAACTTTAGAAACATTTGGTTTGAACTGAGCACATATGTACTTTCTCAAACCAATCATTGTCCTAAGCACGTTACGATTTATCCTCGGTAACTTCAACGAATAAGCAGAACCCATGAGGCTTGTCATAAACTTTTCATTACCCCAAGTTCTCTGTGGACCTGGTGAAACCGAACCATCTACTGACCATCTATTAGCCTGTTGAAAGTAATTACTTGATTGATTACCAGTATTAATCCTACGAAAGTATTGTTGTTTACCTTGGAATGATAACCCATATCTATACTCCGTACCCTCACGGGCAAACCACTCACCGTTGACTAAAATATCAGTATGCTTCATACCTTTTAATTTTAGATAATCACGATGTGCATCTTTCTTAGATATTTCGGCATAAGGGATTTCATAAGTCATAGCTACTTTAGCTAAACTTTCCTTTACATCTTCCTTATCAAATGTATTCTTTATATGTTCCCATTCTTTCTCATCAATAGAAAGATATGGTTTCATGTTTAAGAATTTATCGAAATATTCTAAGTACATTAGTCTACATCTTGAACTGAAACTAAATAATAAGTTGATACATAATCATCAATCTTGAACGTTATACGAGATAAACCATCCCCACTAACTTCTAACTTAGCACTTTCACACTCTTTATTAGCAGATAACACTTCTTTGAAGACATTAGCGTTGAAAGATACATTATCGATATCTTTACATTTTGATGTTGTCACAGGTATTGTAACTCTATTGGTGTTGACCGATGAGTGACCGATTACAAGTTTAGTATCAGTCCCATCTGTGATTACCGTAAAGTTATCTGTATCAGACAACGCACCCTTACCGGCAATAAATTTATTTATAAACTGTGGTGTGACATCTATATCGACATGAAAATCTGGTATTTGTTTTAGTTGTGGTGGTTTGTTAATTACAGATACATCACTCAACATATAATTGACAGAGGAGTGAGCATCCGATACTTTTAACGATATCGCTTTTTCACCAGCTTTATTTATTGAAACATTAATATCATCATCCAATACTGACAAAAGTTTTGATAATTGTTCAGTATTGTATACACCTATTTCACAATCCTCTATCTGTGATTTATCCAAACTGAGTTCACCCAATAAAGTTTTATCACCAGATATAAATCTAGCGGATAGATTATCGGAACTACTTCTCAACACGATTGAATTTACCGTGCCGTTCAAATAGTATTTTTGAATGAATCTAGTTAGTCTTTGTTTATTCATTATAACTCCTTAATTTAATAACCATATATACATATATATTAGTTTGTTTGTTGAAAATCAAAAAAATCTTTCTATAGTTTTTGTTGCATCGGTTGGTTCATCCCATCTCATCGCTTGATACAACATCATAATTTTTTTATGTAAAGCCTGATTGTATAGTTTTTTATGATTTATAAATTGTTTTATAAAACTCATTATCTCTGGTGGGTCTTCATACCCCTTATACGCTATCGCGTCTAAACCAAATTGATTGTTTTTAAGATACAACCATTTAACTTTACTACCATTCGTGATACCCTCATACCGATTATGTTGATTGAAATGTTTCAATAAACCATTGTAAGCTATTGAGGCTTTTACATGAACTGGTGTTCCTTTTCTATAATTCAAAAACTTACCCTCTGAATCTTCAAGGAACTTTGTCAAGTCTTTAACACCAGTCGGAATAGATACCTTATCGACATCCATAAGCTTCATACTATTTTTAAAGTTTATAATAAATTTATCTAATTTATCCTTTGGTACATCCATCAGAATGTCCTCTAATAATTTACTCAACATATCTCTCATTGCGGATGGGAAGCTAGACCTCACAGTATCCAACCCTTTAACCATCATCTTATTGACCTTTTTACCATTATCGTTGATGATTTTTAGTCCATATCTTTTCTTCGTCACAAACAATCCACTCTTAGCGATGACCTCTTGTTTGATATCAAATCTATGTTTATCTATATTACAGAACTTCTTAGCAAAGTAATTGTAACCATTATTCAAATAATCTTGTACCTCACTAGCTATGTTTAGGATTTCTTTGGACATCTTATCTTCATCTCTGATATCAAAGTTAGGATGTCTTTTCTGTACTATCGGTGTAGCAGAATAGAATACTGAGTCGGTATCGATGTAGATACAATAATCTTTTTGGTCACCAAGTTCTTTATTGTAAAAGTTATTAGCAATCTTCTTGGTAAACTTAATCAAAGCCTGACCTGTATATGTCACCGCTTCTGCATTGTCTAAGTCATAAAATCTAAATACAGGTAACCCCAACACACCATAGAGAGAGTTCAACAGAATTTTCTGTAGATATTGTCTTCTATCAAAATATTCTGACTTCTCTTTGTCTCCTTGTTCATGAAATTTCTTTGATAACTTTCTATACTCAACTCTTTCATCAAACCATTTTCTAAGTAGAGCTGGTAACAATCCATCTTTATCGGTTCGATACATCACACCATTTGAAGCTACACCAACATTACGGCCTTTGAGAAAATTACCCAACTCGGTCTCGGTAAACTTACCCATCTCTTTTTTATTCTGTTCAATCGTATATGTCTTCTTATTATCTTTACTGAGATACTCCTCAGGCTCCCATCCTATAATCTTACCAATTTTTGTCTCTGGTGATATATTCAACGACATGATACAAGACGGATACATTGATGTTATGTCCAAATCATAAACCCAATCATGTTTACCCTTCTGTGGGTCTTGGACAAAGGCACCAACAAACTTATCATTAGTGAACACCTTTGGTCGTTTAGGTTTGTTTGGAGCGATGATACCTTGTTTTTTCAAATAAACTAAAATAGCACCTTCTAAATATCTCGAACTCATGAACACATCTTCATAAGGACAATGACCAAGGTGTGCTATACCACGAGCAATCTCTATAAAATCTAACTTATCGTTTAATTTCTTCACTAATCTAACGTCTTGGATATTATATCTTACAAATTTATCCAAATCGTTTTCATATAAATCATTGAGTGTCCCTTCATATTCAACCTTTTTTTCTCCTACCTCTAGTTCACCTATGGCATCTAATCTGTATGAAACCCTTTGTGAAAATGTGAATAGTTTGTACAACGGTAGATAATCTAATATACTGACACCAGCTATCTTATATCTTTTTTTAAAATCAGACCATTGAACATTTCTGATTGGTGACAATAGGTCTGCTATGTTACCACCTAAAACATTAGATACTCTGTTGTATAGATACGGAATATCAAAAAATTCTACATTCCAACCTGTCAATATCGTTGGTTTTATTTCCATGTATTTCATAAAAAAAGCATTTAACAAATCGTATTCATCTTTATAGGAAATCGTCGTATCCGTGTTTGTAACTTTTGTCCTTGTTTCACCTAAACCTAATTTATCAGTTGGGTCTAAAACGTAACAAAAATAATCATCGGTTCTTGGGTCATTGAACGCTATCGATGTTACGGTGTTTTCTGCTTTCATTACATCTGGAAAACCATCGGTCACCTCAACCTCGATATCAAATATCATTACACGATGACCTTGAGACACCTCATCAGAATTTGTGTAGTTATCAACCAACACCCTAATCTCAGGATTCACATCTGATTCGAATAAATCGGATTGTTCTTTCTCCCATTGAGTAATTCGTTTCAATCTATCTCCATAGAGTGATATATAAGTCCCAGCTTTACTTTTGGTATAAGCGTACTTTTTGTATCTGAATGTTTGATGACCAAACTTGTCATCCCAAATATGCATTGTATTTAATCTTCTATCGTAGAATATATTTTGATACATCTAGATTGTAAAATCCCCATTTTCGATATGTAAATATAACAACAAAACACTATATGTGTCAAGCTTTTTTTGTGGAGCTGACTGGATTCGAACCAGCGACCTCTTCCGTGCAAGGGAAGCGTTCTCCCAACTGAACTACAGCCCCAATAACCTAATTTGCGTATTCTTGGTCGTCATTATCACCTGTTGTTGAAACTACCTCGGTGTCACAAAAATCACCATCACAGAATTTTTCTATATTGGCTTCTTCTTTATGTATAACACCAAATGATAACTTACCGATTTTCTTTACCTGTTTATTGTATTCCTTTTCGTCAATCGCTTCATATGGCATCTGTGGATAGGCACCGTAATCATGTCTCGGTAGTAGACTGATACCTTTCAAATGATATTGATAGTAATTCAATACGTTAGGAATTTGGTCACCCTCTTTTTCAGGATCGAACGTAACGGTACAACTAACTTGATTGTCCGCCCAATGTCTTTGTAAGAAAGCGGCTAAACTGAATTGTTCCCAAATCGAAAGTTCAGCCGCAGTTCTTATTCCCTCTCCTACATCTACGGGCACCTCTACCACCATTGTGGTATCCTCTGAACCAAAAGCAGGTTCTATTTTATATCCTGCCTTTTTCATCGGTTCTAATAATTCTGAGTGTTTTGAAACTCTAATTCTTCTGATATAAAATCTTGATTCAGGATAATGTAAACCTGGTGTTGCACCAGCCAATAAAGATACCGTACCACTTGGTTTGACGGATGTTGTTTTAATTGAATTAGGGACAGCAAACCAATCCGAGTATTGGGTGTCCCATTCTTGTATAGTGTCATATCCTTTTTCCAACCAATTTCTAAATTCATCAAGTCCTCGGTTGGTAATAAACTGAGCGACTCCACTCACACTACATCCTATCCTACGGTTTCTCAACATAACCCTATTGGTTTCAGCCCAATGGGTTCTACCAAGAGTCACAGTCTTGGCATACAGATAAGCATACTTTAATGTCCTTTGATAATCCTCAATCGAATCATGGTTGTTTGGAAATGTCTCTACCAAACAACATAGCTCATAACTTTCCAACGATTGTTCCAAACAAGGATTACCACCAGCCACTCTATGGTCTTTCCAATCACCACCATTTTTCATCCTTGAATACTTTTGCATATTATGTAACCAAGCGAAACCAGGTTCACCGTTATCGACTATTCTTTTAGCGGCCTCTGTATAATCCATACCAAGTTCAGCGAATATACTATTATTACTTGTCCATCCATACTGGTCTCTATGTGGATTTACTTCATAGTTTTTTAAATCTAGATACTCCTCATCATATGGGTCACCAAAAACAATCTCGGCAGTTCGACGTACATTACCAGCGACAACACATTTTCCTATAAGGTTCATAATATCAACAATTGTGGTTACTGAAATAGGTTCGTTACTATTGAGGTCTAATACCTTTCGTATACTTTGGTGCACCTCTTTTAAAGGTTCAGGACCAGAGCTAACACCACCAAACCCTTTGATTGGTATTCCTGCTTCTCTGATTTTTGAGTAATCAAATTCAATCGGTGCCTGTCCATGAAAATAACTTTCAAGTAATAATTTTAGTGACTCAACCCATCCCTCACGAGTATCGGGTATTTCGAATATCTGTTTATCTCTTTTATTATCGACACCCTTGACTACTATTTCACCAGCTCCTTTTGTATCAAATCCTACACCAACACCTAACATTGATGCATCCATTAAGAAACAAAATGGTTTCGAGTAATCTTCTTTAATCGTGCCTGTGGATACAAATGCGCAATTGTTTAGGGCGGCATACAATCCCTTCTCTTCTGTGACCGCTGTGCCCATAGCCCACAAACCACGACCTGGTGGTAGAAACTTCATAGTGAAGATTCTTTCATACATATCTTGAGCTGACCTTTGTGCTTGCCATGGATTCCAACCTAATTCATGAGAGTCAATCCAATTCTTTTGCATTGTATAGGTTCCCTCTACAACCCTACGAACCGTCTCCCACCATCTTTCGTTTTTCCCATCTTCCTTGATACGAGAATAGGTTCTCATATAAACCAACTCTCCCAAACCATTAAAACCAAATGGGGGCTTTTTTCTTTTAAACTTATTTATAAACTTTTCGGATAACGTAAATTTTTCCATTCTGTACCTTTATAATCTTTCTTAGTAACATACATAAATATAATATATATCAAATCATATTTATCATTTTATTCAAATCCATCAATTTTTTTTCCCATATCTTTATACTTGTTAGCTAGCTCCTTTCTTAAAAACTCTTCACTATTATTCATCTTGTCTTGTGTCTCCTTACCAAACTGACTACTACCTTCGTGTATCTTTACGACACCAATATTTGTATTAATCGTAGATGGATAAGTCACACCATCTATACCGAATCTATTTTTAATCACATGAAACCTACCTGTGTTCGCAATCTTATCCTCAACCTTACGACTCATACTCATTACGAAATCAGCGGTCATCACTTTGGAATAATCCTCAGCTACTTTATCCGCACCAATAACATCTTCCTCTAAAGCTGAACGGTTAGCCTGTGATGCAGTCCATATCGGTATCTCCAACTCACCGGCTAGTCCACGTAAATCCTCATAGATATTACCTATGGCGTGTCGTTTTTCTTTGAAGAAACCTGTTGGCATCAATATATCAGCATAATCAACGATTACCATATCTACTTTGATACCACTAATCTCTATTTGTTTCAGATGTGAACCAAGTGTTTGTACGGATGCCGCTTTGGTTGGAAAATATTTAATTAATAGTTTACCAGGTAGCTTCGATATTGTTTTCTCAACCTCTTCCTTATGATACTTTATATTAGATGTGGTCACACCGCTAAAAATAGAATCATATCTTAAACCCACATAGTTCTCATTTAACTCTAAAGAGTAATGTACAACCGTCTTACCTTTTTTGATGACCTCTGAACCGAGAGCCTGTAGAGTCCAAGACTTACCGATACCTGCCGGTGCAACAACGACACCTAATTCACCAGGTCCCAAACCACCATCGGTTATGTCGTTTATTACATCCCATGGTGTTGGTACGGTTATCCTAGATGATTCTTCCAATCTTGTATCTAGTGATGGGACGTAATCATGACCTAAGTCTCGTGTCGTTCCGGCCTTCATGGCTTCATCGATTATTGATTTTATACCGTCATAGTTTTTATTTTCCAACAAATCGACTGATTCAAGTATTGCATTTTTCAAAGCTTGATTCTTACAAAAATCCAAAGTTTCTTTTTCAACAAACTCCAAATCAGTTGATTCGATATTTTTCCAAACATCTCTGAGTTTTTCAATGACACCACTTTTCAACACATCGTTTTCTATCTCATCTATTTTATATTTGATTACCTCTAATGTTGGTTGTTTTTTGTACTCGAAATAATATTCTCTGATTGCTTTGACCAACCATTTGTTGGAGTCAGAATCAAACATTTTAGGCTCTAGGATGTCGGTGATTGTTTGTGTGAATTTAATATTACTGATTAATGATGCTATAATCTTGGATTGAAAAGACGTACCGAATTGTGTTAATGTTTCACTCATTTACTTTCCTTTCTGAAAACAAAAATAGGTTCGTATTTGTAACCTGCTCCATTGACACTAGATAAAGTTAGTTGTAATGTATCCTCTTGAACAAAACCTAATTGTTTTGAAATACGTATCGTTTCGTCCTCAATGAATCTATGTTTAGGTGTGTTAGCGATATTAATCAGCATGTATTTATTTTCTTTAAGACCATCATAACAATTCTGTAAAGTTTGTTTCAAGAAACCATTCGTCCAACTATCTTGTGTTGGAAACTTCTTATAACTCTGTGTGTTTTCTTCTGAGTATTTCTCAGTATCGAAATATGGCGGTGAGGTAAAACATAAGTCGAGTGACCCTTTGAGAGGTTTATAATCCTCACTTCCGAGTTTATAAATATTAACTTGTTTTCCTAAATACGAAAAATCTTTTTTCATTTTTAGTAAACCATCATATGTTTTACTAGATGGCTCTGTACCTATGTATTGTTTGGTATTATTGGCTGTCAAAAAACCTAATAATCTACCACCCCAACCACAACTCATATCCCAAACGATATCACCACCAAATTTTTCATAGATTAATTTAGCTGCAGTTGGTCTGAAGTTACTGACGGATTGTGTCCCACTATATATTTTCAACGATTGTCTTAATCTATTCTCATGTAATTTCATTACATCACCCTTGGAATGTTTCAAACACCATTTCCAACATTTGTTTATCGTTAGTTTGAATTTCTCATCGTCTTGATAGATTTCCATCGGTGACAGCTTAGCGTTTCCACATCTGACTTCCCAAAAATGTGGAAAGTAAGTCCAACATAATCGTAATCCATGCATTGTTTGTATGACTTGATTACCTTGTAGGATAGAATTCACATCAAATTTTTTGATTTGTTCAAGTTGTTTATGTTTTTCTTCCTCACGTATTTTGTAATGAAAAAAACCAAACTTTCTATAATAATTAAAAATAACATCAACACCGTAATCGATATCGATATTCGTGATATCGTCTGTGACTCTTTGAAACTCCAATTCGAGTGAATCTAAATCGGTAAATTTTTCTAGAACATCGTAATCTACACTCATTTATGAGTCTTCTCTGCGTATGAATTGAGTTGATTGAAATTAGTCATCAACCAACTTGTTACATTAGGTAGGGCTGTAAACAACTTATCTTCTAGAAACATTTTTTCGAATTTATATTTTACTAAACGATTAATCGGTGAATTGACATTATCTATTATTTTTGTTTTCGTTGTGCCTGATATATCGACATCCGATAGTTGCATCAATCTATAATTCATCTCAATTGTTTCTTTATGTTCTGGTAATTCTTCTACAACCTCGTTCATACCAACTATACGATTTTCACTTAGAAAAGGTAATTTTTTACGGATAGTTTTCAACCCTAATCCTCTGACACCACTTATGTTATCTGATTTATCACCATCTAAAACTCTGTACCAAATATAATTATGAGATGATATACCAAACTCATCCATAACCTTTTCTTCGTCATACATTTTCTTTTTAGTTGGACTCCAAATTTTAATTCTACCGTTAGCCAACTGTAAGAAATCCTTATCGGTTGACATGATTGTAATTTTAGAATCAGTTAGAACCTGTCTACAGATATATCCAATGGTATCATCGGCTTCAATGTTATCGTAGGATAACACCGTGACCGGTAAGGTATCGAGATACTCCACAACACGTTGTATTTGCATAATCATGTTATGTTTTTCATCCTCTTGTGTGGCAAAACTATTGGAACGATTTACTCGATACTTCGTCCTTCTGTTCTGTTTATACTCAGGATATATCTTGCGACGGCGATTAGAACCACCCTTGCCATCGAATACAATAATGACACGAGTGGGTCTAATCATGTTTATGGTGTAACCAATACTTCTCAAGAAACCAACTATTCCACCAATATGAATACCATCATCATTGGTAGTCGGTATAACGCTGAACACTCGGATAAATGTATTCAGGCCATCTATGATTAGTACTTTATCGTTGGGGTCACCACCGTCAAGTGAACCACCTTTTTTCTTTATCTCATCGAGTATAGATAGATAACGTCCGTTACTCACTTACTTCCTCTTCAATTATCACGTCATCGATACCGAAGTTCTTTTCATACTTTAGAACCACTTTGTCGCAAATCATCTGATAGCAATGAGACTTAAAGTCTTCATCCTTAAGATATTCTGGCCAGTCTTTTGACTGAAACTTAATCTCGTTACCGTTGTGGTCATCCATGGTATACCATGCTCCACCTTGTTTAACGAGTCTATGTTCCTTCATGACCTTCAACCAACTACCTTCGTTATCAATACCACTCTCGAAATAAAGTTCAAAGTCGGCATGTCTCATGGGTGGGCCAAGTCTGTTCTTGATGACTTGGGCTCTCATCTTCATACCGATGGTATTGTTTTTCTTATCTTTGATTTGACCAACGTTCTTTAGTCTGATACGAGTTGATGCGTGAAACGGTAATGCTTTTCCACCACTTGTAGTCCAAGGGTCACCGAACATTACACCAAGTTTCTGTCTGAGTTGATTTGTAAACACTAAACCTATCCTCTGTCTTCCAATCATCTGAGTAATCTTTCTCATCGCTTTTGAAAGGATAATAGCTTTGGAAGTAGCCCAACCATCCTTATCGAACTCTGCTTCTAATTCTACTTTCGTTGTAGCAGCGGCTAATGAATCAACCAAGATAGTAACTAATCTTTCTTTATCTGACTCACGAACTTTAGCGACAATCTCTTCGATTGCAGAGAAGATATCCTCAACGGTTTCTAGATGTAGGTATAGCATCTGATTGATATCAACACCAATGGCTTCGAGGAACTCTGTGCTGACAGCTGTCTCTGTATCTATATAGACAGCGACACCACCTTTTTTCTGTGTCTCCGCCAGTATGTGTGCTCCTATCAATGATTTGCCACTTGATTCAAGTCCATTTAATTCTGTGATTCTACCAACCGCGATACCACCATCTGGTCGATTCGATATCGCTAAATCTAACATTGTAGAACCTGTTGAAATAAAGTCCTTTACATCTGTGGGTGTTGTATCGGAACCATCCAAGAAATATGCAACTTTCATATCCTTGAACTGTTTATTAATGGTGTCGGCTAAAACACCAGCCAATTCGTCTCTTGTAGACATACGTTTCTCCTATATAAAAGTGGGCGTATCCGGTGGCTTAAATTGAGCGGTTTTATCCCAATCTTCAACACCCACTATTATGGTTTATTTAGTTATTGAATAAGTCGTCGAATGCGTCTGAAGTTTCTTTGGAATTATAAGAAGCGGTATCAACTACCTTTTCTTTTTCTTCTTCCTTTTCCTCTTCAGTTGAACCACCATTAAGATACTCATTCAAAGCGGTTGTTAACTCTTCATAGGAAAGTTCCTGATATATCTCAGTAATATTCTTCTGATTCTCAGTTAACGTTTCGAGTAATGATGCGTCTTCCGTGATTGGAGTCTGATTTGGCTTAACTCTGATTGAAGTCGAAGGAAAACTGGCACCAGTTTCTTCGGCTGTTTTGAACTCTACAGCAACGTCACGACCACTAACTTGGTCTGTGATATCACCGTAATCTGGATCTGCGATTATGGAAAGAAGTTCTTGATAAACAGTCTTTCCAAATCCCCAAAACTTAACACCTTGTGACTCCTCACCACGAACAACAACAGGAGCGTATGTTCTCATCTTAGCTTCAACTTTCTTACCTAAACGGTAATCATCCTTTGAACCAGTTCCTTTGAGTTTCTGAGCGAACTCTTCGATTGGGTCTGGTCTACCAAAAGAGATTGGTGATAGGTAATTCTTTCCACCTAAGTCATAGTGAAAGTATAACTCGATGAAAGGATTATCTTTGTTGAACTTGTAAGGCACAATACGAACGATTTGGTTACCAGGTGATGGTTTCCAAAGATTTGATGTTCTGTTATTTGTGGTTTGAAGTTGATTAAGGCGATTTTT